TTAATCGTTGTCGCTGTAACCGTTAGAAACCCAAAAATTAAAAGAATTGATTTCATGGCCTATTATTTTACAGATGATTTAATAGCACCCATTGCATCAAGAGTCTCTAACTTAGTAGTCGTTGAACTTAGGGCTGTTTTACACTCAATTAACGCTTGTGTTTTCAAGCTATCCTTATACTCAAGATTAGTAATCCTTGCGTCTTGAGAGTTGATTTGATTGTTGAAATTGCCTCTAATGTCTACATAAAGGACAGTTATACCGATGATAACTAAAAACATAGTGCCCTTAATTGGGTCTTTACTAAATTGGGAAAAACTAATCGGTAGAGGATTAGCACTTACATTTACGTCTTTCTTTGGAGCCATGTTACTTTTTACCTATTTTAAAATACAAGCTACCAGAGTAACTCATATTGTTATTTTTATTAATATTAAGATTAAGGCCTATTAGAGCCTTATTTTTGGCATTTAGCATCAAACCAGGACTTAGTACTTCTAAGCCATTAGATTGGCTAAAATCGCCTCTTATGCCGTAAAAAAGCCTATACTTAGCTTTCTCTGCATAAAACTCCTTAACATAGATGGTTTTTTCGGTAATCTTGGACTCAAAAGACCTCGATTTGATACTATTTTGGCTGATGGTATCATTAATCACAAAGATATTAGAATCTTGTTTAATAGTGTCAGAATAAGCCCTGCTTACGTTGTAATCGTACATGATGAAAGCTGTATCATGAATAGTAGTCGTATCAACATCTATAATGACAAAAGGGATAGAATCTCCCTTTATGTACGTTTTTCTGTACGTTTTTAAGTACACTGTATCATGTATCTCCTTAACCTTATTGTAGTTACTCATATCACTAAAATCAGCCTTTTTATCGGTCTTATGACATGATTCATAGGCAAATACGCCTAAGAAAAAGAATCCAATGATAAGTATATAGTCTCTAAGATGTTTCATATTACGCTAAAGTATAATCTCCAGTTCCTTGTAAACTAACAGAATATGTTGCAACACCCTCAACTGGGCCATCTATTGATACTGATTCTATATTACAAGTACCACTAATTACTTTGCTGTCAACTGTAAAAGTTACAGAAATTTGGGTAGCATTCTTCTGGTCTGTAAGCATATCAAAATAGTCATAATCATTTAAGGTAATAAGCCCATCACAACTAACTGACCATCCATTAAAACCATACATATATTCCTTTTTCTTATTAGATGATTTGTTTGTAACATCAAGTTGGTCTGATGATACTTCCAATGAGCAAGATGTAGAAGCTGCAAATACAGTTCCTGCCTTTCTTAAAATTACATTTGTTCCGTTAATTGCCATTTTTTATATTTTTATTATTTATGATATAGTATATGCTCCAGTGCCTTGTAATGATATTGAATAAGTTGAAACACTTTCAAGTGGGCCAGTAATATTAACTGATTGTATATTAGCTGTTCCTTGTATTGTATATGTAGTGCTTGTTCCTATAGCGAATTTTACAATTATAGGATTTCTTGCTAACTGAGCATCTAACATATCTTTATAATCATAATCTCCTAAAGTAATTAATCCATCACAATTAAGAGACCATGAAGCTGTATCAACTTTAAACTCTTTAAACCATGCAGAAGTAGCTGATGTTACGTTTGCTTGGTCTACACTTACTTCAAAAGAGCAGTTAGTAGAAGCCGCAAATGGAATATTTGTTGTTCCATCGAAGTAATATAAAATTACGTTTGTACCTAAAATTGCCATAATTATTTATTTTCTATAAATTCAAGTGTCTGTGTTGAAGCATCATCGACAGTAGTTGATTCTATAATTTGTAATTGATTAACTTGTTCTGTATAAGGTTCAACATCTAATCTGTTAATAACAAACTTTTTACCATTATAACTAAATGGGCCAGTAGAGGAGTCTGCAACAGTTAAAAATTTATTTGGTGATAAAAGTCCAACAGCATTATATACCCTTCCTAAATCACCTTCTAAAGTAGCTATGTTCTTATTTAAAATATTAGATAAATCTCTTGCTACTAAATATGGTAACATATCATAAAAAGTAGATGTATCACTTTGCTTATACCATAATGTCCATGGTTGGAAAGGATTATTACCAACTTTAGTGCCTTTAATTAATAAACCATTATTTGATGCACCATAATTAATAGTCTTATCATTATTAACATCAATTAAACCAAATTTAACATTTATGTTCTTTTCATTTGTCGCAGTACCTATTGACCTAATAATGTCAAGAGATTTATAGTTTGTACTATCTTGTTCTTGAGATAATACAAAATCTTTTAAAGTAATAGATTTAAAACCGATAAAATTAGCGGCTGAACTTCTAATTTCAATACTCATAAATCCTTCCTTAGTATACATTTTTATTTCTTGCTCTTTTTTAAAGAAATCATTAGCTGCAGTACCAAAACTTATGTAATTACTTGTTGTTTGCCAAGCTGTAGCTTCTGTAGTGCCAGATGGATAGTAGTAATAGGCTGTTCCGCCATTATATAATATAATTCTATAATCGTATGTAAAAGAAAAAGAAGCCTCTGTTTTAAAGTAAAATGACATACGAGCTATTGGCATATTTATATATGGTAGATAATCGTATGAACCAACAGAACCAGTAGTATAAAATCTAAACTCGCCATTATAACCAACTGGAATTTCTATTCTTACCTCATTAGATAAATTAGAGCCAGAATTAGTAACATTTAAGTCTATTTCTGGAACTTGCCTATATAATGTCCACCCAGTTACAGTATCTGGATTTGTAGATGCGTTATAACTTTTAAACCTACCATTAAATATAAAATCTTTATTATATGTATATTCTCCAGATACAACTACTTTATTATATCCTTTTTTAATGTTCTTTATTTGACCATTATTAATAAAGTAAAAATTACTTGTACCATAAGAATATGGATTTATAGACATAGCATTAGATAATGTTCCATAAGAATCATAACTAAATGAACCTCCGCTAACTAAATATCTTGTATAGTAATTGCTACTATTAATGATTTCAGTACAAGGAACCATCCAAAAATTACCTTCAGCTTGGAAGAATCTGCATCCAAAAGCAACAGCAATAGCTTCTAATATATCATAATAGTTCTCCCCTTGTATATCTCTTGGATAAATAAAAGTTTGATTAAATGGCTCGTATCTACCAGCAGGGGCTGTACTTCTATCGTTCATGCCATAAGCAAAGTAATTACAAGCTGAATAAAAATAACTATCACCACCATAGCCTAATTGAGTTATAGCATCAGCTATAATACCAGCTAATCCATAAGCACCATTAGTATTTATATCTTGACTAAAAGTCTTTTGTTTTAAGAAATGTAACCCATCTACGCAAGGAATAGTCATATACTTAACTCCAGTTGTAAATGATAATTCTATATAATCTGATAAGATAAATCCTTTAAACAATAAAAAACCAGCGTAGTAAATTGTTACATAATATAGCCTATCATCATAAGTTAACACATTAGGTAAATTACTAATATCAGCATCTGTTTCTAATGCTATAGAAATAGTAGCAGTCATTGGCACAAGTCCAGGCTCTAAATCATCAGAACTTGGGTTATTGTTTACTGTAATTGCTGAAGCTGTATAAGACACTGGAGTAATACTACCAACAGTCTCTTTGTATATATATGCAACTACGCTTGTTCCAGTATTTCTACCAGCTTGTGTTATTTCGTATGCTAATTGGTATGACATTACGCTAAATTAATATTTTGTCCTTTAAGTTTAGAAGATTTTTGAGCCTTTTGAACAGATAATAATAAATCTTGTCCTCTAAGTACAAAAGTACCGCCTCCACTTCCGCCAATCATGTCTTTTAATTTATCTAAAGGAGCAATTACCTCTGGATTAGAACTTGCACCAGGATATTCTCCTACCATACCTAATGTTGGGCCAGATACAATACCTCCATTGGCAAACTTAGACGCTTTATCTGCTACTAAATTTTTAAGAGCTGTACCTGCTGCAATGGCAGCTATACCTACTGGTATTGCAAGAGGAGCTAATGCACCTCCAGAAGCAAATAACGCTTTAATTGTTATAAATAATTTAGACAATGTTATTAATTGAGTTCCAAGTTGTATTAAGGTATCTCCTAAAAAATTAAAAAATGGTTTTGCATCAGTATCTACACCACTAAAAATATTACCAAGTTGAGTTCCAATTTCTACAAGAACATTAGTTTGCAAACTTCTAAGTGCATCATTCATGTTTTTTAAAGCATCTGCTGCTCTAAGTGCATCAACGTCTAATACTTGTAACTTCCCATTTAATTTATCAAAAAACTGTAATAAAGCAGGGAACATTCCAGTTCCAAAAGAAAAAGCCATTAAAGCTCCAACTTTAGCCATTTGTTGTGTTATAGCTTCTTGTTGAGCTACTAAATTACCTTTATTTAATCTTAGTTGAATATTTAATTGTGATTCTATTAAATCAACTTGATTCTTGCCAAATTTTTCTTGTTCTCTATATTCTTGTTCATTTCTTTTCTTTTTTTCTTTTCTTGTCTTAGCATCTTGATTAAGCAACTGCTCTTGCATAGCTTGACTTAAAAGAAGAATTTGGTCTGAATATTCTTTATATACAGCTTGATTTAAAATAGCTTTTTGCTTTTCATCGTATTCACTATATTCAATCTTTTTTAATGATAGTTGCCTTTCAGCCATAGCAAGTTGTTCTGCAACTTGATATTTTTTATTAGCATCCTCATCATATAATTTAAGTTCTAGTTTTTTTGCATTAACTGTATCTTGTAAAACTTGTAAATTAAAATCTTGAGTTTGTTTTAACCTAGCTTTTTCTTCTGATTCACCTTTATTATTTGGCTTACTAGCATTATATTTAGAAAACGGATTTAATAATAATGCTTTTGTATTACCTTTCCTTAAATCTTCTAATTGTCTAAGTAGTGTTTCATTTGCTATAATCTCAGTTTGTAATCCTTGTAATTCGGTATTACCCATAAACCAGTTAATAGGATGAACACCTCTATTTGCCTTATTAGTTTCTATAGCAAGATTATTTCTTCTTTCTATTTGACCAATAGTTATTTCAGCTATTCTTTTACCAATAACTTCTTGCATTTGTTGTTGCTGTATAGCTTCTGTATAAAGATTAATTGCAACTATAGCATCACCTATCGTCTTTATCTTTTTACCTTGTGCTTCATCTACTTCGGTAATTGCTTCTTTTGCTTCTGCTAATGCTTTATTTCTAATACTTTCTGTACTATTTACATCAAGCATTACATCAACCAATCCTTGTAAATTTGATATTTGACCATTTGTATAGTTCAATGTATCTTTTATCTCTTTGTTTGTTTCTTTTAATGCTTTTCCAAAATCATTAGTTGTTTTAGTAGCACCAAACATACCCATATCAAAAGCTGTAATTGCGGCAACCAATGCAGAAAATCCAAAATACGCAGCACCAGTACCAGAAGCCATAGTACCAAATAATGCTGGTAAATTGTTTTGAATACCTCTAAAACCAAAAGGTAAGTCCTGCACAATTAAGGATAATGCCGACCATTGTTTATTTGAGTCTTTTAAACCACCTGCAGCACCGCCAATAGCATTTCCTGCACCTTTAGCAGCGTTTTGTGTAGCTGTTAAAGTAGTTTTTAAGGCATCCAAGTTCATTTGTAAAATCTTAACAGAAGCACTTGTAGGCTTTATACCAGCACTTACAAGTTTTATCATATAAGTTTCAAGAGCAGCTATCTCTTTCTCAATATTCTTAACACTTTGACCAAATAACTGATTAGAAGCCTCAATCTTTTTTATAGTAGCTGTATACTGGTCAGTGGCTTTAATTATAATTTCTACACCTTCATTAGTCGCCATTATTATACTGGTTTAATATTTTCGTATTTTTTTAGTACCTTCTCTAACTCTTCGTTAGTCATTATCTTAACATTCTTCTTTCTATTCCTCTTATCGCAATCTAACTCTAAAAGCTCAGTAGGTCTTACCTTCTTACCTTTAGGAAGCTGCATATTGACAAGGATAGTAGTTTGCCATCTTGACCTCACCCATTCTTGCTCCTCTTTATGCCTATAACCATACCAAACAAAGTCTAATTCAGCCATGGTCATCTCCCAAAACAAATGGGGAAGTATTTGACACTCCCCCATTGTATATCTTTCTATGTCAATCCATTCTAATTTTTTTTTTCTTCACCAGCCTCTGTTGACGTAGAACCAGGTTGCTCTATACCGCTATTCATACTTTCTGATAGTGCAGCCATGATTTCTTGGAACTGTGCTCCAGCGATACCACCCATGTCATCTATCCAATCGCATACATCAATCTCCTTAAAATCTGGCGTTCTTCCTTCCTTATAGAAAGGGTATTCAGCAGCAGACCTTACTAAATTAACGATAGCATCTAAAGCAGACTCACCGCTTAAAGCTGTTCCTATCTCTGTTGGGCCTATACCTTGTAACTGACAGAATCTCTTTAAAGACCATGTGCAGAAACGCAGCGGTATTACCTTACCATCAGAAAGTGATAGGTTAAATTGTCCTCTCATATATTTTGGTTTTTAGTTTATGGGTTGGTAGTCATCACTAAAGCTCCAGTTCCAGTGAATGATGCAGAGAATGTAGCTGGAGATTCCATGTCACCAGTAAAGTCTAAAGACTCAACCGCTGCAGTTCCAGTCCAAATCTTGTCACCACTTACGAAAGTAGAGAAAGTCAAAGTTACATCAGTTCTTGAACTTACAGAAGAAAATAAATCTTCTACGTTTACACCAGCAGCAGCAGATTCGATTACCGCTAATCCGTCTGTTGATACTGACCAAGAACGAAGTCCTTGAATTTGTTGAGCCCATCCTCCACTATCTTTTGTAGTAGAATCTGGTAAGTCTGTTGATACTGATAAAGAGCAAGATGTAGAGTGAGCTACAGCTACTCCACCTATCTTTACTACAAGTAAACTGCCATTAAAAATTCCTGTGGTTGCCATATTATGTTTTTTTTATATGTTTAAAATCCTATTTATTATTTAATTATAATCTTATTTGTTCTTCTTAGTCTTTTAAAGTGACCATAACTTATTCCCATCTTCACACTTGCCTCTAATCTACTCTCAAATTCTCCCACAAATGTACCATTATCCGTATAAACGATACATGGCTTTTTAAGGTTGTCATTCCCTCTTAGTTTTGCAGATTCTGACATCTTCTTTTTAGACTCTTCACTTACAATCTTCCCCTTAGTCAATCTCCCCCAAGTATTACCCTTACTTCTTTCAGAAGTTGCTTTCTTTTGTGCCTCACTTTGTTTCCTACCTATACTTGATAAGCCTATCTTTCTTTTAGTCTCTTCAGATAATCTTGTATTAGCACCACCTGGTCTAATATTATATCCGAAGTTCCTATCTGTTGCTCTTAGAATCTTAATAAACTGCTCTTCGTAAAGATTAAGACTTTCTAAGTCATCAGTTTTTAAGATGGTATAGAACATAAAGGAATCTATGCCATGTTTATTAAAAGAACGCTGAAGGTACTCGT